ATATTTTGAAATATTAAAAAACTTTGAGCTTTCTGATATTTCATTTAGTATAGACGGTGTTGGTGATAAATTTAATTATTTAAGATATGGTGCAAACTGGAATGAAGTAAAAAATAATATTTTATTGTGGTTAGATAAAACAAAAGATTTAAAAAATTTCAAGTTTCATATTTGTTACACAGTTTCAATTATGAATGTCCTAGATTTTAACGAAGTCGCTGAATTTGCAATTGAGAATAATATTCGAATACATTGTAACTTTTTATCACAACCAAAATACTATTGCATAAACAACATTCCAGAAAACTTAAAAATAGATATTGAAAAATATGTTAATGAATCTTATAATAGTTTACCGGTAAAAAGCCCGGAAATTAAAGAACAATTTACAAATATTACGCAATACCTTAATAGTAAAGAATCGACAGAACAGGACTGGAATTCATTTATTAAAATAAATAATTTACTAGATGAATCTAGGGATCAAAAATTTAAAGATATATTCCCAATAACATATAATATTTTAAAATTAAGCTAATGTATTTTCACAATCCACTTTGGCCAAGCGGTCAAGACAATCTATATCTTTTAGCCCCCATACCAGTATACATGAAACAATTTGATGATCATGATTTACATGATTTGGTTTATAATTTAGGGTTTAATGAGTTAACACCCGAACAAAAATTAATGGGGCAAGAATTACCTGAACAATATGATCAGGATAGACAAAGCACATATGAAATAAATTATGGTAAACATGATAAATGGGTTGAACCGACAGAATTCAACCCAATAGGTAGTCGTTTTCTTGTGCCCACAAATGAGTTTTTAGATAGAGAAGAAGAATGTGTTAAACTAATTAAGAAACGATGTACAGATGGTTTTATTGATTTTTTAAATTTATTAAATTTTAAACATAACAACAACCCAAAGGTGACAGAAAGTTGGATACAATATTATGAGCCAACTTCTGGAAGAGGACATAATCAACACAACCATTGTAGGTGGTCTATTTATGAATCAGCACCTTTAAGTTTTGTTGGCGGATATTATTTATCAGATGGTGAGCCAATCGCAGATCATCCATACAGTGGTGTTTTTACGTTTCATATCAGAGGAATGTCTCACTTTATAAGACCTAAAAAAGGTATGTTAATGATGTGGCCGGCTGATATTATACATTCAGTTAAACCATTCTATGGTAAAACCCATAGATGTGTAATTAATTTTAATATTGAAATATAAATGATAAAAATAGATTCAGATATTTTCGTTTTTAAATCTATAATACCAAAATCTATTATTGATGAATTATTATTAGTTCGTGATAATATTGGTGGTATTGATAGGATTGATGTAGATAAAATTGATATGAGTTTATTTTATAAAATTAATGATTTTTGGTTCAATAATATTGAATATCCGCTTTTAGACGACTATCTAAAAATTTATGATATTGAAAATGGTATTGGATTAAACGCGTCTCACGAAACAATAAAAAATATAAAAGATTTTGTTAAAACAAAATGGAGGGATATGTTTTTATTACATTATTATAGAGACAATACAATTTTTTCAGAAAAGAATGTTCATTGGGATTTTAGTGGTTTAACATTTGTTGGCTTACTTAATAATAATTTTAAAGGTGGTGAACTTTGTTTTCCAAGACAAGACATTTCTTATAATTTAGAATTGGGTGATATTATTATCTTTCCAGGTGGATTGACACACCCACATTTTATAAAACCAGTTACAGATGGGCGAAGAGATGTTTTGGTTGGGCAAAGCTTAACATTAATACAAAACCATAAAATTGATTATGAATAAAGCTATTTGTTTATTTGTATTTAAATCTCCATTAGTTAAAAACGGTATAATAGAAAAAGAAGAAGACAATTATTATATTGATTTGGCGATTAAAAATATTAAGACCTATAAATCTTACCCAGTAGATATTCTTGTTTTAACTGACAGTCCAGAAGAGTTTAAGGACTTAAATGTTATTATTGTCCCGTATACTGAAGTAGACAAATCTTATACGGATAAATTATTGATTTGTGAAATTGCTTTAAAAAAATATGAGACGATATTATATGTTGATTCTGATATCACATTAAATATTGATAACTTCTGTGAAGCAAAATTTAACCCCGGGATTTATTATACTGAAGATTGGTTAGAAACCCCTTTAACATATCAAGAATTTAAGAACATCATTAAAGATGATTATTTTGATCATATTGAAAATCATTGTAAAAAAAACAATTTAAAAATTAGCGATGCTAAATTAATTGGTGAAAGATTTTTCGTTATTAGTAGAGATGAAAAGTTGAATGACTTTTTTAAAATTTTTAATTGTTTAAAAAAAGAAATAAACAATAATGATGTTAAATTTAATAACAAACCATTAGGTAGAGGTGAGGGATTAATAATAGGTATATCGATTTTAAATTCGGGGGTACCTTTATATAAAACCAATGATTTAAAACAAGACTTATATTTTATATATGAATAATTTAAAAGTAATCTTTGTTAATTGGACCGCGCCATTTTTTCACAAGAATGATGCTCAAGGGTATAATAGAATGAAGATGTTTGATTTACCCGACGATGAATATGATATTGTTGATTATGAATTAGTTATACAGGAATTAGCAGTAAGAAACGCGAAAAAGTATGTTGGGGTAACAAAATTGTATACTGATAATATTGGGTATGAATTTTATAAGAAAAAAGGAATGTTGGGGTTATGGGATGAGGTGGATACGGATGTTTTAGAGACATTCAATAAAGAATACTCATACATTGAACCAGGTAGATTTTGGACAACGGGTAAATCAATTGTAATTGGTAAAGAACCCACACCATATCTATTTTTAGATTTAGATTTTATTGTAAGGAGTAAATTACCTGATTGGGTTTGGAATTACGATTTAGTACACACCCAATGGGAAATTCAAAGGGGAGAATTTTTTGTTTTTGAAAATCAAGTAAACCGTATCGGTGGTATTGAAGACTTCAATCAAAATATGTTTATACCAAATACATCATTTGTTTTCATGAACAATGAGACATTAAGAGATGATTACCTAAAAAGACATTTAGATATAATCACTAGAGAATATGAATACATACCTGAGTGGTTATGGTTAATTGCTGATCAAGGGATACTTGGTTACGGGATTAGAAAATTGAATATGAAAGTGGAGAGTATTGAGAATAAGATTTATATGTCATATTCAGAATCACATTCTATTGGTGATAATCCCGCACCAGGAAAGGCTTTATTTTGGTTAAAGGACCCAAACAGAGTTGATCACACTGAAAATTTGAATTACGAACACGTGTGGTTTAATAAACACGCATTAAAATTAAATGAAGAATATAGAAATATGAAAATTGAGGAATACAAAAATGAAATTAATAAAGTAAATAAAAAGTTAATTTAATGAAATTTATACATAGCTATATTCCAAATAACTTTAATGTCGATAAAAAATATACACACGTCATATGGAAAGACGTTTTATATGTACAATTACTTAGCGCGTTAATGATTAAAAGAAATCAAGGGAATATAAAATTATACACAAATGAGTTTGTTATGGAACAAATTGTTAAAATTGGTATTCCATATGATGAAATAGATATAGATGTGTTAGATGGATTAAACCCAACTACGTTTAGTGTTGTGAAAATGAAGGTGTTCGAATCGATGAATGAACCTTTTATTCACATTGATACCGACACTATTATTAATAAAAAAATAACGTTTCCATTAGAACAAGACGTTATGTTCGCACATAGAGATTTTCCAGATTTAGGACGTAACACAACACCAAAAGGATTTAATGATTATTTTACTAGTGCAATGAATGCATATGGGGTTCCGTTTAATGATATGAAAAAATTTCATTCGGAAGAAAAAATTAAAAACTTTAAAGTTGGAGACATCCCAAATATGAATTTAATATATGTAAAAGATTTCGAATTATTCAAAAAGGCAACACAATTATCATTAAGTCACTACGAAGAAAATAAAGAAAAGATAGACTCATATGATAAAGGATATGGAGCTTGTTACATTGAACAATTAATGATACATTTAAACTTAATGGAATTGAGTGATAAATATAAAAATTCAATCACATCTGGAGAGTGTTTTTTAGCTAATAAATGGTTCTTTCAAATATTACAGGAACGAAGAGATGGGACGTACTTAGAGAACGATTTTGAATTCCCATTAATGTTTCAAAACAATTACCACTACGATGAAGAATTTATCTGTGATTGTTGTGGTGTGTCTAACCTAAAAAAGAACAAATACACTATAAAAGATGAGGAGGATATGTTAAAATATTTTAATCATGATTTTGGTGGTATACTACATTTAGCTCATCATAAATGGTCACCCATAATACAATGTTTAATTATTGGACAAATCGCCCACAGATTTGGGGTTGAGTGGTTACGTAAGGTGAATAGTTACTATAGAGAGATATACCCAAAATATAACATTAATCTACCACTTTTATCACCCGGAGAAAAAATGTATGAAAAAATAACAGGATTTCAATTTTATGATAAAAGTGTAATTTAACTTTATTATTTCAATCTATTTTCATATATTATATGTATGATATATTGGTTTACGGGTCAACCCGGATCGGGTAAAACAACTATTGCGTTAGAATTGATGAAAACTCTTTCACCCACATCTACCGCACATATTGATGGTGACGATTTAAGAGACATTTTCCAAAATAAAGATTATTCCGAAGCAGGAAGAAGAAGGAATATTGAGAGGGCTCAAGACATTGCACTTTTCCTACATAGGAAAGGGTACACGGTTTTAGTGTCATTGGTTTCACCATATAAGGACCAAAGAGACACATTTAAAAAACTAGCAGATGTTACAGAGGTTTATGTACACACTAGTGAGATTAGAGGTAGGGAAAATTTCCACGTATCTAATTACGAACCACCAACAGAAGACTTTATAGATATTGATACCACCACAGAAACCGTGGAACAATCATCAAATAAATTATTAAATATTATAACATTATGAGTAAAAAGTACGCAATGTATGTTGGCCGTTGGCAGAATTGGCACAAGGGTCACGAATGGTTAATCAACCAACAATTGGAAAAAGGTAAGAATGTATGGGTGGCGATTAGAGATGTTGAGGTGGATGAAAATAACCCAAAAACCGCACAGGAAGTGTTGCAGATGTTAATACATGAACCCTTTTTTAGTCAGAACTTTGATAAAATATTAATATCGATTATTCCTGACATTGAAAGTATAAACTATGGTAGAGGTGTGGGTTATGATGTAATATATCACGAACCTCCAGCGGATGTGGCGGTAATAAGTGGAACGGCAATAAGAACTGGACACATGAGTCCAGATGGAACTATAAAATATGACCAAACTAAAGGATAATGATTGTAGAGCGTAGGAGACACATTGCTAAAACCATTTCATATCGAATTATAAGTACTTTAATTGGATTTGGTTTAATGTGGTTAATAAGTGGTTCAATTAAGGTTGGAGCCGCGTTTGGGGTTGCTGAGTTGGTATATAAACCCATTCAATATTATCTTCATGAGAGGATATGGTATAGATGGATTAAATACGGATTAAAAGATAAAAAATAGATATTTATATAAAAATAAGAAAATAATATGAGAGCAGTAATAGTTGGTTTGGATTTTGTCTACGATTCAGGGGGTAATTTAAGACCTATTGAGATGAATACGAATATCGGATATTCCACACAAAAAATAGAAAACGATAATGAAGTATTTGATATGACGGATTTTCAGAATTTTGTCACCTCAAATTTGTTTACGAAGATAACATATATGGGGGCTAACGTTAAAATTAAAGAACAAATTCAGAACGTAGCCGCAAATTTATCTTTGGAATTTGAAACAATAGCTACCGCCCCAAATTCGATAACAATTCCATATATTGAAGATAGTGAAACACATTTAATTGTGAGGACTTCATTTGACACCACGGCTATATTGGATAGTTCCTATTGTGCTAATAAAATTGAATATCTAAATTTGATTAAGGATAGTGAATTTGGTTCGGAATTCGCTTATTTAAATGATGAAGATGTCCTAATAAATAATATAACAAACATTCAAGACAATGGGATACATCCTAATTTTATTTTAAAAGCTATAAAACCCGCTTATAATAAGGAAGTTTATCCTAAGTTTTATAAGGTGACAAATCAAACAGAATTGGACCTTGTTTTACAAAACGTTACTGAAGATTATTTTTTAATGCCATATTATTTTAACGAATCGAAGGTATACTCTAATAAGGTAACTAAGATTAGAAAAATAAGTATGTTATTCCCCCCAAATTTAGAATCTATTCACATAGGGGGGTATACCGACATCGCAATTCAAAAATTAACAAATAATGTCACTTATAGTGATGAAACGTTTGAAATCGATAATCTTTACAGAAATATTTATTACACTTCAGATTTTAAAATCAACCTTCCAAAATTATTGGATGACGATTATGTTATTATGGCCGATGGTTCAACAAAAAGTGGATTAGATTTACAAATTGGGGATATTGTTAGAACTATAGACATCCCTAATGCTGATAATATCGATGCGGTAAACGTTTTAGCGAATTATCAAATTGATATGCAAACTTTTTTGGATGGTGTAGTTTATAGTACAAACAAAATTATAAGCAAAAAAAGAATTGATATTAATGTAGAAATTGCTAAAATAACGTTTACCGATGAAACAGAATGGTTTGATACCATTAACTCAAGTTATTTAATTTACGAAAATAATGAAATTAAATTCGTTAAAATAATGGATTTTGTTCCAGGAAATGTTGTTTTACTTATAGATACATCGGAAAATGAAAATGTTCAAATAGTGGAAAAAATTGTTCAATCAATCAATATTGTGGATGAAGAATTTTCAGGATGGACAATTGGTGTAGAAAGAGCACATTTGTTTTTAACATCAACTGATAACCCAACAACTACATACGTGTCTTATTTTGCCGCCGTTGAACATAACTATGCTAGTTGTTTTGGTACACCATACTACGGACAAGGTAGTTGCCCCAAGGGACAATGTTGTGGCCCATTTGCAGTCTGTGAGTATTGTATAAATTAAAAAATAAATTATTAATCAAGAAAAGATATGACAAATCAAGAAAAACAACTTACAGACTCAATGGTTACCGAAATAGGGAATCTAATTGTACAAACCAATAGTTAAAAAAAATGATTAATATTAAGGAGATAATCGATGCGTGGATTATTAGCTTTAACCCAAGTCAAACTCAATTAAACAAATCAATTGAAAGAGGTGAGATATGTGAAGTGTGTCCATCAAGAAAAGTAATTACTAAAAAATTAAAACTTGCCACAGTTTGTGGTGAATGCGGTTGCCCAATATCCAAAAAAATTTTTAGTATAGAATATAACCCGTGCCCATTAGGGAAATGGGAAGAAATTGATAAAAAATACAAAATAGTGGAAAAAACTAATAAAACATTTATTTAGTTTATTATGTCTATATGTATAAATAATGATTTAATATGGGTATCAGTTCCGAGATGTGCCAGTACATCAATAGAACGTTCTATTCTTAATTCTCCACTTATAATTAATCACCATAGATTTGGAACGGCTAGAGAGTACCCAAAACACATACACGTTAAGTTATCTGAACTATATGTAAATTTTGGAAAAATGGAAACCGTAGTTGTTAAAAGGAATTATTTTGATAGATGGATAAGCGCACTACAACATGTTTGGAATATGTACGAAATTGCAGGTATTAAAATATCTGTAAAATGGGAGGACATCAACAACGATTTTATATATAATAATTTTACTAATGATTATGTGGATTCAATTTATTCGATTGGGGAAATGAAAACCGATTTAACGAAATATGATGACATAATTAAAATGAGAGAGTTTAACAAATCGATAATATATAAATTCACCAAAAATATACCTAAAAATATAGACCACACTTTTAACCCACTCATATTGTTACAATCTCAATCATATTGGGTTGATAACCAAAAATGCACTTATGAATTTGACATTACTGAGATTGATAAATTTGAAAAATTTATTAGTGAGAGATATGATATTGATTTTAAGGTAGATAGAATAAATAAAAGTCACCCAATAAAAAACAACATCATAAAAGATGATAAGTTAAAAAAATGGGTTTTCGATAACTTTGAAAAACGTTTTATCTCTCGAAATACATTAATATAAAATATGGTTATACTATTATTATGTGAACCTAGAAGTGGATCAACTAATTTAGCGAATTGGTTTTATTATAATAAAAATTTTACCATATTGTTTAATCCAGATATCCCACCAGAACACATAAACTCATTAGATGATAAATGGTATCAAAACGAGATTTCACCTAAAAATTACGAATATAAAACAGAACATGTACTAATTAAAGAAGATTTTTATCATTATAAAGATTATTCTGAGTTTACCAATATTTCGGACAAGGTAATTTGTTTGTATCGAAAAAATGAATCTGGACAAATTGAGTCTTGGGTAAATGCTAAGAAAACAAATAACTGGAGCAATCGATGGGTGTACCTTAAGGGTGACTTTAAATTAGACGAAACGGAAGTTAATTTTTTTAGAGAATTAAAAAAAACTTTTAGAGAACGGTACTTAACCGACCCAACCCATTTTAAAATATCATACGAGGAATTGTACAATGAAAACGGATTTCAAAAAATAGTCGATTATTTAAATTTGGACTGCGTTGAAAATATAAATTTCCCAATAGGAGGTAAATATAGAATAGATGTTAATAAAAGAACAAATCTTATTTAATATAAATGATAAAATATAAATTAAACTACGAAGACTTAATAGAACGTAACATTCACCTGGATTTTAAGATAGTAGAAACAGCAGATGGCGATGTTATTAAACGTTGTATTGATTTATTTAATTCTAAGATTACGTGGGATAATATGTTTGATTTAAATGAGGCTAACAAACGTATCAATAATGGTGAAAAATTGTTTGTTGGATATTATGAAAATAATCTTGTGGGATATTGTTGGTTAAAATCACTCAATGAATTTGAGTATTATATATATAATGTCTTTATTGGAATTGATATAACCAATAGAAACTACGGTGCCACCGATTTACTATATTTATTAATAAAAAACCATACGAGTGGGGTAATTGTGGCTGATATTGACGAATGGAATGTGAAATCTCAAAAAGTTTTTGAAAAATTAGGGTTTAACCCCACAAATTAAACCCAAGAAACCCTTAAAACATTTTAAGGGTTTAATGTGGAGACATAATCATATCTTTAAGTATTTATCTAAGTAAATAACACACATTTAGATGAATATATTTGATCCACTTATATCGGGCTCCCTATCAGTATCGGGTTCAGGTGAAATTTCAGGTGATTTAACAGTACTTGGAACCATTCGTGGTACCATATCTGGAACAACCGATAACGCTATAAGCGCATCCGAGGCCCCAAAATACACACTAACTTCTAGCTTTCATACTTTTACTGGTTCTTATACCACAGGTTCATTTACTGGTTCATTTAAAGGAGAGGGGTCAGGTTTATATAATATCCCATCAAGTGGAATCACAGGGTTAAACTTATCCCAAATAGGTCAAGGTTCGTCAACCGCATCAATCTCAAGTACGGATGGTTTAAGGGTTAATACAAATACCGAAATTACGGGGGCTTTGACTGTCACAGGACAAATATCAGGTTCTTTAAAGGGAGATGGTTCAAATATATATAACATACCAGCAAGTGGAGTTACGGGTCTTAATTTAACACGGATTGCGGATGGAAGTGCCACAGCATCAATTTCTTCTGCAAATGGTTTAAGAGTTAACTCAAATACCGAAATTACGGGAGCGTTAAAACTTAACAAAGTAAATTTAGGTAGTAACAACATTGTTGATATGACCATAACAGATGGTGGTGGGAAATATTATGTTAACGGAGTTAAATCCCCAAGACTATCCTTCATTAGGGGTTTCAAATACAGATTTTATTTTAATAACAATGAGACACATCCATTACTTTTCTCTTTAACCAACGATGGGGAACACAATGGAGGTACAACATATACCACTGGAATAACAACCAATCTCGACCCTTTTTATGTTGAAGTTGATGTTACCGATGCCACCGCCGCAACACTCTATTATTGGTGTGACCATCACGTTGGGATGGGTAATTCTATAACGGTATATTCGGATTTTCTACATGGTCAATCCAATATTGGACTAATTAACGTAGATACAACAACATTTGCCACAACGGGGTCAAATAACTTTACAAACATTCAAAGAACAAGTGGGTCATTAGTGGTAACTGGTTCTGTAGATGTTACAGGTTCAATTAATCTTTTTGGTGTCGCTAATATAAGTGGGTCAATATCATTAAATGGTCAAGCGATTGGTACAGGTAAGTTAGATGAAACAACTTTCCAATCGTATACATCATCAAACGATGGTAGATTATTTGCAATTGAAAATTCCACATCATCATATAACACATTTACTAGTTCTATTGATACAACAATTAAAAATAAACTTAACACAGAAACGGTTATATCGGGAAGTGTTCAAGTTTTAATCACGGGTACAACGGGATATTCAACATTTAGTTCTAGTGTTTCTACAAGTATCGGAGCATTAAGTTCTAGCGTCGCCACAACAACATCTGGTTTAAGTTCAAGTATAGGTTCATTAAGTTCATCTGTTGAAGGAGTAACGTCAGGTCTTAGTGCGTCGATAACTTCTTTAAGTTCTTCAGTGGCAACGACCACATCTGGATTAAGTTCAAGTATTGGAAGTGTCTCTTCTTCATTTAGTTCTACTAATGATACCCAAAATGGTAGATTAGGTAGTATTGAATCCGCAACGAGTAGTTTAAATACATTTACTAGTTCAATTGATACAACAATTAAAAATAAAATTAACACTGAGTCTGTGATATCTGGTAGTATCCAAGTACTGATTACTGGAACTACGGGGTATTCAACATTTAGCTCAAGTATATCAACAAGTTTATCTGCAAGTGTTGCATCATTAAGTTCAAGTATTAGTGCATCAATTGATACTTTAAGTTCGTCGGTTGCCACAACAACATCGGGGCTTAGTTCTAGTATTGGAAGCATATCATCATCACTTAGTACAACTAACGATACTCAAAATGGTAGATTAACGAGCATTGAAACTTCAACTGGTTCATTAAACTCGTTCACATCTTCTATTGATACAACAATTAAAAATAAACTTAATACTGAATCAGTAATATCTGGTAGTGTTCAAGTTTTAATTACAGGAACAACTGGTTATTCAACATTTAGTTCAAGCGTATCTACAAGCATTAGTGAATTGAGTTCTAGTGTTGGTACTGCAATCAATGGATTAAGTTCTTCTGTTGCAACAACAACAAATGGATTAAGTTCTAGTATTGCTACAACAACATCTGGATTAACAAGTACAATAACAAGTTTAAGTTCATCAGTTGCAACAACAACATCTGGACTAAGTTCAAGTATTGGAAGTTTATCTTCATCGGTTGCAACAACAAATTTAGGACAAAATAATAGATTAGATTCTATTGAAGGTAAAACCGGAAGTTATGCAACTACAGGGTCGAATATATATCAAGGTAATCAAACAATAACAGGTTCATTATATATTTCAGAAAACTTAATAGTTGCTGGATCATCTTCGATTCAACATATCAGCTCATCTGTTGTTAACATTGCTGATAATATTATCACAGTTAACGCACAGAACCCAGCATTAAGATTTGGAGGATTGGCGGTTATTGATAGTGGTTCTTCACCACAAGTATCTGGGTCGTTGTTATTTGACGCTACTGAGAACGAATGGATATTCGTTCACCAAAATCAAACATCCGTTACATCGTCATTATTAATAATGGGTCCGGAGACCTTTGACGATTTAGGTAATGAAATCCATTTAACAAATAATAGATTACCAAAGTCTATCAACGACGAACACATTGGTGATAGTAATATCACAGATACGGGTACGAAGGTTTCTATAAATTCAAATACTGAAGTAACCGGAACTTTAAAAGTTACAGGAAACATAACTAGCCCTAATATAACTGCAATAGAAACATCTACTAGCAGTTTAAACAGTTTCACATCATCGTTATTGACAGCAATAGAATTAACGGGATCTAACTTAACAGTTAGGGGCGACTTTTTAGTTAAAGGTACAACAACAAACGTAAACACGTCAACACTTGATGTCGACAATAACTTAATTAATTTAAATGGTAGTGGTGCGACATTTGCTGGTTTAAGAGTTAAAGACACAACAGCACCAAGTCAAATATCGGGATCTTTATTATGGGATTCAACAAATGATTATTGGGTTGCTGGTCAATTAGGATCAGAACAAAGATTAGTAAGAGAAACAGAATTTAACACACAAATTACTAGAATCAATAATATTGAAACAAGTACGGGTTCATTAAATTCATTTACTAGTTCAATCAACACAACAATTAAAAGTAAATTAAATACTGATGGTGTTATTAGTGGTTCTGTGCAGGTTAATCATAATGCAACTACAAACTATGATGCAAATCAACACGTTGACCACACATCCGTTTCAGTATCCGCTGGTAATGGTTTAAGTGGTGGAGGTACAATTGCCGCAACAAGAACATTAACATTGGATACTGGTTCAGTACACTTTTTAGATGGGGTTAAAAAAGAATTAAATACGGAGGGTGTAATATCAGGTTCTTCACAAGTATTATTGGGAACAGGTATTTGGTCTGGTTCAGCACAATTACCATCAGGAGTTATTTCGGGCTCGGCACAAGTTATTTCTTCATTACCTTCTGGCACAGTATCAGGTTCATCACAAGTTTTATCTGGTACAGGCATATGGTCTGGATCAGCACAATTACCATCAGGAGTTATTAGTGGGTCGGCACAAGTAATATCATCATTACCATCAGGTACAATATCAGGTTCCGCACAATTAACAACCTTTGTACTAAAGGCTGGTGACACCATGACTGGTCAATTAATTGTAGGTTCAACGGGAACAGGTGGTTCGGCAACATTAAAAATTAACACATCTACTGCTGCCTCTTTTATACATTCGCAAGAGAATTTTGCTGCGAATATGGTTGCGGGTCAAACAAACCTTCTAGTTGTCGGTCAAGCTGGTAACACAAAAAATGCTGGTTACTTAGGTTATAACTGGTCTAGTTCCGCATCAAATAGTAACTACGTAAGTCTTGGGCATTGGGGTGCGGATAATTTATTTAGGGTTTATGGTGATGGAACTGTTTACATGGGTACAGTTACAACAGGTGTATGGAATGGTACTGCGATTGGTGACACATATATTAGTTCGGCATCGAATTGGAACACATCATATAATAAAAGAATATCAACATTAGGTTTTTCAAGTTCAACGGTTACAATTACATTAGCTGATAGTTCAACAGTAACAGCTTCCGTACCAACATTTAATCAGAGTACAAGTGGAACCGCAGCTAATATAACTGCGAGTTCAAATACAAGTTTAACATCGTTAGCCAACTTAGCTACTGTTGGTACAATTACAACGGGTGTATGGAATGGTACCGCAATCGCAAACGCATATTTAGCAAATTCATCTTTTAACATTGGTACAACATCAATATCATTAGGTAGGGCAAGTGCGTCTCAAACATTGACAGGTGTTAGTGTTGACGGTTCTGCTGCAAGTGCTGGAGTCATAACTGCATCGGGAGGATTAACAACTCAATATGGTAATGGAACTGTTGGATATTCATACGCAATTACTAATCCACAAACTGGTTTATTTGCGGCGGTTGATAATTCAAATAGTATCCTTACTGTTAATAGGCATCCAGACAATTATTATAGTCAATTAGGATTTAGTTCTAATGGAAATTTATATTATAGAAGTTTTTCAGCAACTGCAATTAACACGTCACAGGCTTGGAAAACAATTATTGATTCAGGTAATATCGGATCACAGACGGTATCCAACGTTTCAGGAACAGTTGCTGTTGCAAATGGTGGAACCGGTGCAACAACCGCAGCAGGTGCCAGAACAAACTTAGGTTTAGTTATTGGTACAGATGTTTTAGCATATAGAACATTTGGAACAGCAGCAAATAGTGCAACTGGAGATTTTGCAACTGCGGCTCAAGGAACAAAGGCAGATAATGCATTACCTTTAGCCGGCGGAACCATGACGGGTAACTTATTATTCTCTAACAAGGGTATTAATATGAAGAGAGATAGTGGTGCGGGTACGGGTATATCATGGTATTCTACGAGTTATTCATCATGGTGTGATTACATGTCACCCGCAGCAGCTACGGGTTGTGGTCCAAATGCTAACATTACCGCACCAGCGGGAACATACGTTACCAATTGGGCATTAAGAAGATTTATCGAAGGTGAAACAGGATATGGATGGACATGGGAATCGGGTACTGCAACTCAAACAACGCCAACAGTTAAGGCAGAATTAAGAGCGTCGGATGGTTTATTTAGTGTTGCCGGTGCGATGTATTCTGCAGGTAGTGTTGTAAAAACTGTTGCTAACTCATCATACTCAACATCATTCAGTAGTGTTTCATCAGTAACAGTAACACATAGTTTAGGAACAAAAGACGTGGCGGTATTTGTTTATGATAGTTCTGATAATATGTTTTGGCCATCATCGATTGTTACAACAAGTACATCTGTCGTTACAATAACTTTTTCATCTTCTAGATCAGGAAGGGTTGTAGTTGTGAGATAAAATTCGTATATTATAGAATATGTTAAGAGAAAACGTTGAAGTAAGTGGATCATTAAATGTAAGTGGGCAATATATCATACCTAGAGGACCGAGAGCAAATAGACCTTCTAGTCCTGACATTGGGTCTTTATATTTGGAAGAATCCACAAGTGGTAGTTTTGTTGTGACATATACCGCATCATCAAATTATGATGGTGGTTGGGAACCCGTAGGATCACAGGATACAGATAGAACAGGATTTAAATATAGACAAGTTATTAATGTTTCTTATTTGGCTGGTGGTTATAAAGACGCCTCACCTTGGAAGAATGTTCATAGAACAACAAATTCAACAGACCAAACAGTTCACTTAGGTGAGTTATTAGATTATCCAGCATCATATACATCAGGAGCTTGTAGTAAAAGTATTTTATTTCTTTGGTCAACAAATACAGATGGTACATTTAAAGGAGATAGCACAATCCACTCAACATGGACTAGTGGAATACACATGGTTAATGAAACCGCATACGCACATCAAACAAAGTGGGACTTAGCAAATGCAAGAGATGACTGTGGTACCTTACACCAAGAAACTGAGTTTGCTTGGATATTCGGTGCTGGTGTTGCTGCGGTTGAGAAATTTAATTTAACAAACGAAACGATGTATAGTGTTTATTACCAAGCAGGTGCACCATACTATACCACAACAACATCAATTACAGGTAGTGGTCCTTCAGGGGCTTCTGGATTTTCTGACGAGAATTATGGTTATGGATGGACACAACAAAGTGGTACAAAATTATTTTTTGCAAACGATACATTCACAAATAATCAACAATGGGGAGCGAGTGGACAACAGAAAGGAATTAGTTCTAAGGTTGGTAAAGGATATTGTGGTAACGAGGGGACATATAACGGTGGTTATAATTTAAGAAGATGGAATGTTTTCACCGAAACAAATATTGGTAATGTGGCAAAGCCACACCCTAACTGTGGAGAAGAAAACTTTACTATGGGACAAGACCATCAGTATATGCTTGGAAACTATGATGGTCTTCAAAATAATACTAGTTGGAAATTCACATATGCTACAGATAGTGGGGTTGTAAATCCTAGTGGATTAGCTCCAGGAGTTAATGGTGGAACATCTTCAGGACATTGTGGTTGGAGAACTTAAAAATTATATTTATAATATATGATACACGAAAATATTGAGATTAGTGGTTCACTAAGAACACAAGGAGTTGCAAAACCCCCAACAGGAACAAGAGCAAACAGACCAGGTAGCCCACAAACAGGTTCATTATATTTAGAACAGGCGGTTAGTGGTAGTTTTTTAATGGTTTATGTTGGTGTGAGTAACAATGATAGTGGTTGGGTTAGAGTATCGTCACAAGTAAACGCTAATGTTGGATTTAAATTTAGACAGATAATTAGTGTTTCTTATTTGGCTGGTGGATACAAAGATTCAACACCTTGGAAAAATGTTCATAAAACAATTAATGCCACTGATCAAACAACACATATTGGTGAGTTACTAGATTTTCCTGCAACTTATACATCGGGAGCTTGTAGTAAATATATCTTTTTCGTTTGGTCTGTTAACACAGATGGTGCGTTTAAAGGTCCTGCGGATGTTCATAGCGTTAGAACTTCGGCCATTAATATGAATAATGATACGAAATATGCACATAATGTTAAATTCGATATAACCGCAAATAGAAGTGACCTTGGTACAATGCATAAAGAGACAGAAACCGCATATATGTTCACGGGAGGTAGTACTAGAGTTGAGAGATTTGATTTAAGTACAGAAACAATTTCAACAGGGTTTCATTTAACAACAATCGATGGTGGTGATGGTGGTTCAGCATTTTCTGATGAAAACTTTGGTTATGGTTGGACATCTTCAGCAGGTATTAAAATGAGTTTCGCAACAGAAACAATTACATCATCCACTCAATGGGGAAATCACTCACAACAAAAAGGTATTAGTTCAAAAGTTGGAAAAGGTTACGCTGGAAATGAAGGTTCTTATAACGGTGGATACAACCTTAGACGATGGAGCAACGCCAATGATACTAACATTGGTAATGTGGCAAAGCCACACCCTAACTGTGGAGAAGAAAATTTT